CAGCAGGAGGAGGGTATAGATAGATGGCTCTCAAGAAGTCGCAAATATCGCTGAGAAAATGGACTGGCGAAAAGTGGGATTACACAGGCAAGAAGAAAAAGAGTCGTTACTTACCAAAGGCTGTTAGAGATAGCTTAACTCCTGCACAGAAGGCAGCAGGATCACGAGCAAAGAATAAAGCTACAAAGTCAGGTAAACAATCGGCTAAATATACTAAGTCAGAACGCAGAGCATTAAGGCGACTAAGATGAGCAAGCGAGATCCGAGGATAAAAAGGTTGGGTGTCGCAGGATATAACAAGCCAAAGAGAACGCCAAGTCATCCGACAAAAAGCCATGTTGTTTTAGCGAAGGTCGGTGATAAGGTTAAAACGATTAGATTTGGTCAGCAGGGGGCAATCACTTCTGGCAGACCTAAAAAAGGAGAGAGCCAAGCTAAAAAAGATGCGAGAAGAGCATTCTTTTCACGACATCGAAGGAATATAGCAAAAGGGCGAATGAGTGCGGCTTTCTGGGCTGCCAAAGTTAAATGGTGATAACATGAATCTTATTAAAATAAAACACGAAGGCTCAAAAGATGGATGGGCATTGGTCAACGAGGCAGATTTCGACAGCAAGAAACACGAGCTTTTCGAGAATGAACCCAAAAGAGCTAGGAACAAAAAGGGTCAACTGATAGCAGATGATCCATCAACGCCTGATGTGAATGAGGCATATGAATCTGGCAAAGCTCCTAAAAAGCCTGCTAAAAAGAAAGCGTCTACTAAGAAGGGTTAGAACATGGCGATAGTGACAACAGTAGGCAGTGCGTCAGCAAATAGCTACATTACCGTGGCTGAATACGAGGCTTTCTGGACAGAAAGAAATGTAACAATCTCTGGCGCGACAGCCGCAAAAGAGGCGCAGCTCGTACAAGCTGCTGATTACATCAACAGAAGTTATAATTTTGTTGGTGAGCAACAATTCAAAGAGCAAGCAATGGTATGGCCTCGATTGACAGGCATCATACTCGTTAAAGATTTTCCGATAGATCCTGATACCGTTCCACAAGATATAAAAGATGCTCAAGCAGAATTAGCTTATATCATTCATCAGGGAACAGATGTTTTTGCTACGGTCACAGGTGGCGCAAAGGTTCGAGAGAAGAACAAAGCAGGGCCAGTAGAAACAGAAGTCGAGTTTACTAACTTTAGAGAAACGCCTCGATTTGTGGCGATTGAGGGATTACTTTCGCCATATACGATTTACGGTGGCGCTCAACTTAAAATGGTGCGTGGATGAGTACAACAGTCACAGCAATCGCAGATGCAGCCTTCGATGCCGTTAAATTAGCGGTAACTGATGTTATTTTTGATGCTGAGATAGAATATGAAACGCAGGGAACTTACAATCCATCAACTGGTACTTATCCAGTAACAAAAACAACTCTGGAGGGTAGAGCGTTATTTGACACCGATACTCCTGCCAGAGATATATTTCCCGATGCTATTATCGGCTCTAATCGTCAGCTAGTTTTGTTCGAGGGTTTTACTGAGATTATCAAAGAGGGATACAAGCTAACTATCTCATCTGTTGATTATGAGGTAAAAGCAGCGCAAAAGATTGTCGGATCTAACTCTGTTCAATATGGAGTGGTTTTGCAGAAATGAGTTATAAGAATTTTGAATTACAGTTAAACAAAAAGCTAGTCGATACCGATGAAAAGATCGAGGATGCTATCTCTTTAATTGCAATGGATAGCTTAAGAAGTATCGTTTTGATGTCACCTGTTGATACTGGTAGATTTAGAGGTAACTGGATTGTAAGCAAGAATAGAATGAACCCTGCAAAGGTTAATAAGCTCGATAAAACAGGAACGTCATCTATTACTCGCGGCACACAAACAATAGAGACTTTTGAATATAAGAAAGACAAATCCATTATTATTCAAAATAATCTTCCTTATGCTATGAGATTAGAGGCAGGAACATCGAAGCAAGCACCAGAGGGAATAGTTGCTAAGACTTTAAATAATATTCAAACAAAATACAAAAGGCAGAATATTTTATTATGACTTATGCATTAGAGCGCCTAGCGATTGAGACATATCTCAGCGATCAGTGGGGAACAACGACACCGATAGGTTTTGATGGACATGAGTTTAGTCCTTCTTTTAATAGTATTAGAATTTCAATCGGAAACGGTTTATCTTTGCAAGGATCTATAGGTGCAAATACAAATAGAATAGATTATACTGGCATTGTAACTATTCAAATCTTTACTGAAAACGGAAAAGGGTCAAAGACTTGGAGAGGTTACGCAGAAACATTAGACGGTATTTTCTTTGATAAAAGGATTGATAATGCGGGTGCAGCAGCGACTACAAACGAATTTATCAGATTTTCACCAGAACAACAGCACCCCTATATATCCGGCGAGGTTTCTGATATACCATTTCATATTGCAACATTTGTCGCGCCTTTCGTGCGATATGAGTTTAAATAAGGAGGCCATAACATGACTGGCATTGCATCAAATCAGCTACGGAGTGCGTTTGTGGCTGAAACTGTCGCAGGGACTACTCCCTCATCTCCATCGTTCACAACGAGCGATGTCCCAATAAATATGACCGCTGCTCCAAATGTAATAGAGCATCGATCACTCGCAGCAAAAGGCGAAGCTGTGGAAACTGCTATCGCAGGAATTGACGTTACTGGCACTATGTCAGGTACGTTAGTTTATGGAGCTTACGATCCATTTTTAGAGAGCTTGCTTCAAGGGGCTTACTCGACAAACGTAGTCAAAAGCGCAAAGACAACTAAATCTTTTACAATCGAAAACGCTATAAATGCAGGAGTTGGCGGTACGCTAACAATGATGCGTTATACTGGTGTCGAGGCATCTGGTGGATCGATAACACTTGCCTCTAACGCAGAGATAGGGTTTTCATTTGATTTAACTGGCATGGGTTCGCTTGATACGACTACATCAGCAATCGGTAGCTCATCATATACAGATCAAACCGAAAGAGCGCCTTTAACATCTGGCGTTGATGTCGGAACGATAGCATTTGCAGGGTACACACTAGACGCTTTCGAGAGTGCTACGATTAACTTTAACTACGAAGGCAGAGAAGCGCAGACAGTGCTAGGAAGCTCTTTCACTAAGGATGGCATCACAAAAGGTGCTTTACTGCCTGAGATAACTGCAAGAGTTCATGTCGATACCAACTTCTCAGCGCTTTACAATGCAGCTAGAGACACAAATCACTCGCTCTTTGCAGTTACTTTTCCACTCGGATCTGTATCGGGTAAAAAATACACTCTTTTATTTCCCAAGTGTAAATTTGTAGGTGCGAATATTGATTTCACTGGCAATAATGCGATGCAGGACGTTACGATCCGAGCAATGTATGACGAAGCTACAGAGGATGCGTCAGTAAAACTAACGAGAGCAGTCTCATGATTGCAGTTCGTAAATTTTACGCAACAGTCGATGGTAAAGAGAAAACTTTTTACGTTGGCGATAAA